ACGCGGATGTTCTCGTGCTCGTAGATGAGCATGCCGTCGAGCGGCAGTATGACGTTGGCCCCGGCGAAAAGCGGGTTGTCGTCGTAGCTGCGGGGCGCGGCGTTCTGGAGGATGGCCTGCACTTCGGGGTCGTCCAATAGATCGCGCATTTGGTTGGTGTGCAAAACGATGACGAACCAGTTTTTGCCCTTGTACTTGATGGGCTTGATTTTCGGCGAGGCGTTCTTGGCCAGCCGGTGGGCTTTGCGAAGATACGCCAGCGTAACTTTGTCGTTGGCGTCGAGCGTCCCTTCGGTGGCATGAGTTGCCGAGCAAAGGGTCTGCCGGCCGCTCGCCACGTCGGCGCACAGGACATTGAAATACCGCCAGTCGCGGAACTCGGCCAGCCAGATTTTCAGCAGGTCGCGGGCGCCCTTGCGCATGTTGATGGCCGACTTCTGCTCATTCATCTTGCCGGCCAGGACGATGCCGTTGCGGTACTGATCGACCGTAACGGTGCAATCGTTCGGGACGACCTGCTGTTCGTTGCCGCGCAGGGTGTTGTCGCCTTGGACGTACACGGTCGGATCGAGCTTGTCGAGCTGGCCGAAGGTGATGGAATCGCCCTTCTCTTTGGTCAGGTCGGTTTTGCGGTAGATGATGCTGTTCGGGGTATCGCCGATGAAGCCGTGGGATTTGAAAAACGATTCGGTTTCTGCGGCGATGAACGCCTCGTCTTCCCACAGTTTGCGGGTAAGCGGCGCGGTTATCGCGAATTCGCCTACTGCCATTTATTTCACTTCCTTTGCATGGTCTTAGATGATCGGCCCCCCTCCGAATTGGTCGATGATGGCCGCCCGTTCGGCGTCGGGCAGCTTGGCCCAACTGCCGTCGGCAATCATCCGCTCGATGTCCGCCTTAGTGCGGCCTTTGCCTTTGTCGCCCTGCGGCAGCATGCCGGTGCGGGGCAGGGCGTTGATTTCATCGACTTTATCCGCGGAGGTCTTGGTTGCCGGTGTCTGCAGGGTCTGCCGATATTGGTCGGCGGCCTTCTGCACGAGATCGTAAAACGGTTGCATGTTCCCCTCACGCATCGAACCCACGACGAAATGCTTTTCGCGTGGGTCCGATTTGAGAATATCCCCGACGATTTTCTCGATGGCCGGGTAATGAACGCCGTAGATGCCTTTCAGCGGTTCGACCACTTCCGCGACGAACTGTTGCTTTGCGGGTTCTTGCGGAGGCTTGGCCGACTTGGTCTGCCTGTACTGCTGGAACTCCCGGAAGTCGTTGAAAGCGGCCTCCACGGTTTTCCGGCAATCCATCAACTCGATAACATGGGTAGGGTTGTTGGCGTCGAAAACAACGTCGGGATTGTTCTGCTGCCAGAGGTTGGCGGCGCTTTCGGCCAGCACGCGGGCATATTCCCGGCTGTTCGGGTCGAACGCCGATTCCTCGGGTTTTGCCTGCGCCGGCGTCGGGGAAGGTGCCGGGTAAGCTGTAGCAGGCGCCGGTGAAGGTGCGGCGGCGGACAGTTTCGCCTCCGCTTCCTGGCGCTTTCTGCGCTCGGCCACCAAGGCCGCCAGGGGAACCTTGCCGTCGGGGAACTGCTTCGCCATGTCGTCTTCCGCCTTGGATGCGCCCGTATCGGCCGGCGTCGCCGCAGGTGCGGCGGGAGCGGGCGCCGGCGAAGCGTCGTCCGTCTTCTTATCCGCGGGAGCCGTGGCCGGGTCGGCGTCACCCGTTTTCTGCGCGCCCTTTAGCGTCTCGAACTCCGCGCGGTATTTGTCGGCCACCTCTTGGGACACGCCTTCGAGGTTGGCTTCAAGCTCACTGATCTGTTCAGGGGTCAGTTTGTCGTCAGGCATGATATCGTCTCCTTTCGCCCGTAAGTCGGCGTCACTATAAATTCGCCCGTATCGGCGGCGGCCCGTTGGGGATTTCGTAGCCGGTTATCTGCCCGTCAGTGATGACGAACCGGATCATCGGGAAATCGACGCGCTTCTTGCTGACGACCATGTTCTCCGGGAACTCGCTGCTGCCGAAAAGGAACTCAAATCGACCTTCGCGGAGGTTATCCCTCACGGCGGCAAGGCCGGCGTCTTTCGGCAGCACGGCAAGCGCGCGGCTGATGATGTCGGCGGTGGCGTATTTGTAGTGGAACGCGGCTACGGCACAATTGCCGATTCCTCTTTTCATAGAACCTCCACGCCCGTATGCCGGCGGCGCAAATAGAACGACGCCGATTACTCGGCGTCGCCTCTACCCTTTCTTTTCAGGACGTTGATTCTTCTGGGCGGTTTCAGGTCGGCATGAACCACGCCCATTACGTAGGTCGGCTGCCCCTTCTTCTCGGGGTCGTTCTCGATTTGCCTGACCAGCGGCCAGCTTCTAAGGTTGCGCGTTCCGTTGAATAAAAGAAGCGCCATGACTTTCGGGCCGTGCAGGTCGGCGCAGATGCGGAGGCCGTCCTGCGGCTGGAGATTGTCGTCCTCGAACTCCACGACGACGTTGTGGGCGCCGTTGTCCTGTTTGCCGAGGTCTTCGACGATATCGTAATCGAACGGCAGGATACCGAGGTACTTGGTCGGGCACTCGGCCCGGATAATTTCGGACATGATGCACTCCTTTCGTTTTCGCCCGTCGCAGCCGGCGGCGCTGAATTCATTTCCCTCTGCGTTTGCCTCTCTTGCAGGGCACCTGCTCCCCCCTTCCTCACATCGCCTGCGCCATACGGTTACGGGTCATAACCCGGTCTGGCTGCGCGAACGCTTCCGGCGGCACGCCCCTGGCCGCCATCGCCTGCTCCGCCGTGACCTGCATCTGGGCCTGAAGTTGGCGCTCCTGCCACCGCTGCTTGATTTGTTCGCGCTGCGGCAAGTCGGATGCGTCGAGCAGGATGTCGAAGATGAGCTCGCCGGGTATGCCGAGCTTGTTGGCCGCGTCCACAAGCGCCCAGAACTGCGCCTGCCGCTGGGTCGGCGTCGCCGGGGTATCCGTAATGACGATGTCGTATTCGCCTACGCTAACGTCGTTGACGATCTGATCGACGTAGCCCCACGGCGTAAGCAGGGAAACGCGCTTGTTGATGACGACGAAATCGTCCTGGCCGTCCTCGCCGACGATGCGGATGACGCGCTCGTCCCGGTAATACTGCGGGATGAGGCCGCGTTTGTTCTTCGCGCCCCACAGCATCTTAAACAGCATCTTTTTCGCCGCCCGAAGGTTGTCGAACAGCGGCGCGACGTTGGTGATGGCCTGTTTCTGGTCGATTTCCTTCGCCCTGCCGGACGTGGCGGTCGGCGTCGGCATGCCCATCATGGCCTTGTTGATGCCGGTGATGTATTCGACGTAGTTTAAGCTCTGTTGCTCGATCTGCGCCAGGCCGGGGTCGATGGAGGGAGCGATGACCTTGTTCGCTTTCTGGTCGGCCGACTGATACCGGATGATCGCGTTCGGCCGCGCCCCGTTTTCGCGCAGGTCTTCAAGCTGCATCTTGTCGGAAGCGGGAGCCTGCCATTGCTGGCCGGCGTTAGTGTTTATAAGGTGCAGTTGCTGGCTGTGCTGCTTGTTGATGCTCCGCTGCATGTCCTTCATATCGCGGACGATGCCGGCGGGGATGGCCTCGGCTTCCAGGATGGACTCGCAGGGGATGGGGATGAACGGGATCATGACGTGCTCGTACGGCGAAGGCTTATCCTCCAGCTCCAGGTTTCCCAGCATGACCTTGACGCGGATACTGACCGACGGCACGGTCGCGGCCGACACCACATAGAAAAGCGCGTTCGCGTCCGCCTCCTCCTTGCGGATGACCTGGCCGTTCCGCAATTTGTAGTAGGTCTGGCTGCCGAAAACCTTGTACCAGAATTCGACGATGCGGGCCTTGCGGGTGGTCTTGTCCCACCACACCGGCCCGAAGGCGGTCAAGTTCGTCCCCAGCGTCTCGTCGAGGTCGTATTCCATATAAGCCGCGTCAATGGCGTCGGCGTGCTCGTGATAAACCTGCTTCAAAGGCTCCTTGTCGCCCCACCACGCCTTCGCCACCCACCGCGCATCGGACCAGTCGGGCTTGCGGCTGTCGGGGTCGGGGTAGTAGTTGAAGGGGCTGCCGGCCTCGATGTAGATGTCGCCGTCCAAAGAATCCGGCTGCACCCGGTAGCCGACGTCGAGTATTCCAAGGCCGCCGGTGATGCAGTGGAGGAACGCGACGGCCTCCTGCACGTCGTATTCGGCCTGGTCGAGCACGAATTTGGATACGGCGCCGCGAAGCTTCGCCCGTTCCAAGTCCTCGCGGGTGCGGGGAAGAAACTGAGCGTCGTAGCGGTTAAGCCGCTGGTAGCCCGAAAGAAGGTTGGTGTAGGCTTTGGTGATGTTGATGGTGACGCACGGCCGGCCGTCGGCGGCAAGTTTCTGCCGGTCGCCGGGCGACCATTGGCCCTCGCCGGAGCGGAATTTATAATCTTCGACCGCCTCCTCCTCCCAGCGGCGGCGCTTGTCCACGCCGGCGCGGAAAAGCTCGCGGGCTTGTGCGTGGGTTAGCTCCATAATGCACCTCCTCATGCGCTCCAGGCGGTTGTAAACTGGCGACGCCGGCGCTGGCCGTAGTCTTCTTTGGGCAGGGGTTTTTCCGGCTCGGGCTTCCACGGCTGGCTCTTCAGCGCGTACCGCAGATCGTCGTAGGCGTGGTCTTCCATATCGGTATCGACGTCCTCCACGTGTGTCTTGCTGTACTGCAGGGCAGGCAGCGTCCGAATCATGTGGCGGCAGGTGCTGAAGAAGCGGATGCCCGGCCTGTCCCTGCCGTGGCCGCGCAGCCTCATATGCACTTCCATCTTGCCGCTGATGCGGGCGTTGTTGGCCTTAATCCAGTACACGCCCTCGTTGGCGAAAGCGTCAATAACGGTTCGGGCGCCGTTGGCCCACTTCACCCGCTCGTCCTCCTGCCAACAGGCGGGGTCGGCGACGCCGTAGGCGATATCCTCGCCCTTCTCCAGTTCCCTTACCTTCTTGGCGACTTCGGTCGGGTCTTCGGCGGTGCCGACATCGGCCATATCCTCCTTTATGCCGTAAAGCTCGCGGTAGCAGTAAACCATGCCGGCGAAGTCCACGGCGTACCAGTGGATGGAGTATGGCTTGGCGAAGCCCCAGTCCATCGAACGGAAGCGCATCCACTCTTTCTGGATGGGCCGCGGGTCGATGACGTGGAAGTCGCGGTTCCACTCGCAGAACACCTGGCCGATAAAGACGTCCCAGTCGCCGTAGAGGAAGGCTTTCTTCTCCTCCGGCGGCAGGTTTTCGAGACGCTTCACGTAGGCCGGATCGTTCTTCATCAGGACATGGTTGTCGTACACCCTGGCCGAGACGAACCGGCGCCGGTTGCCGGTGACGGCGTCGCGGACGACCTCCTTGCCGTGCCGGGTCGCTTCGACGTAATCTTCTTTCACCCAGCCGTGGCCGATGCCGCCAGGGTTGCAGGTTGCCCGGAAGCGCGGCGGAAAACCCTTGGGCGAGCGCAGGCAGGAAAGGAGTATCTGAATTGCCCGCTTCGTATGCTTCGTAAGCTCATCGACGCCGATCCAGTCCATCGACCGGCCCTGATATTTCGCCGCGTCGTCCTCATTGCGGATGAAACGGAAAAGCACGCGGCTGCCGTTTCTCAGGCGGGCTACGTGCTTGGATTCGTGGTAAGTGTACAGTTCGGGCGGGACTTTCTCTTTCCACTCGTTGATGAGGTTGGCTTCGAGATCGTCGTACGTTTCGCGGAAGAGGTAACAGGTCGCGCCGGCGTACTCCAGCGAGTAGGCCAGGGCTTCCATGACAAGAGAGCAGCTTTTTCCGCCGCCCTTGGCGCCTCCGTATACCGTCTCTTCCTCCGGCGAGGCATGGAACAGAGCCTGCCTGCGGTTAGGCTCGTATGGAACCGTGACCTGCCAGGCCATTATCCATCCCGTTCTTCCCTGTCGTCGTCCCAGTCCTCATCGTCGCCTTCTTCGCCGCCCTTATCGAACAGCTTGTCTTTCGGAGGCCGCGGGATGCCGAAGTTGACGTGGATGTCGCCGGTCAGTTCGTGCTGCTGCTTCTCGGTGTACATTTCGGCCATTTCCAGCAGCACCTTGCCGTGATGGAAGCTGCCCTCCTTGGCGCACTTCACGAAGGTGTTGACAATAGGGCCGACGTGGCCTTTGATGAGGTCGAACGTCAACTGCCGGTAGAGCTCGGCGAATTCCGGCTTCTTGAACGCCCTGTAGTATGTAATGGGGTTGCAGCCAACCTCCCGACAAATCGCGGCGACGGTTTTCATCCGGTTCCGCGGGTCGAGCAGAATCGCCAGCAGCTTCTCTTCGGTAGCCGTCGGCGTGTATTCCTTTTCATTTTCTTTCACAGTAAATCACCTCAACACTCATCCAAAAGGAGCGTTTCGTCCTCCTGACGGTCTTTATTCCGGCTTTCAGCAGCAGCATGTAGTCGGCTCTTGTTATGCGGGTCATTTCGCCACCATCACCCGTATCTGCTTCCATTTGCCGTCTTTCTTCACGACGTCCGAAGCGTACCTGTGATTGAGCTTACGGCTTGGTTTGCGATCAGCGGCTTCAAGTTTTACTTCGCGTTTAGCCATAATCGAACACCTCAAATAAAAAAACCGCCGGATTAAACCGACGGCATTTCTTGATTATCATATTATCACGACTTGACACGGAAAAACTCGCAAAAAAGTCGCAGATTTTTTTAGGCCATAAAATATAGGAGCACCTAAAGACGAAATCTCCTTTTTCTATATGTAGGCAAGTTCATTCTTGGTAAACTTTCACCCATTGTTACTTTACTTTTCTCGATATTTTTAAGTTTTGCGATGAATGGTAAAATTATATTTTCGACTAACTCATCGAATTTATTATCGTAATGCAATTCTATGAATTCGGCTCGTGTCATAGGACACAAAAACGCTTCCTTATTAGTTGTTCTTGGAAATAAAAACCATATGATTGGCTGCTTATCTTTATCCACGTCTTGAAAGTCAAAAAATACGAATAGATCGCTTTCATGCCATTCTTTTATCAGTCTGCACTCATCTGGACAAATAATTCGCTTTAACCGGGGAACATCGCTTCTGATAGAGTTCTCTTCTAATATTCGATAATAGTTAGGCTTGTCTCTTTGACGCCTTACCCCATCTATAACCCAAACCAATTTAGGATAAAAAGAATTACGTGAACGACGTTCTTCTGAATTAATATGGGAGTGTTGAAATTCTAAAACCCAGCCGCTATCTGTTTTCACATCAGCGATGTGCTTTTCGCCACTTTTTTCGTCAATGTGAATTCTCTCCTGCCATTCTTTTGGAAAGTTATTTTTCCAAGATCGATGCCAGTCAGTTTCATTTTCCCACCATGGATCACAGTTACGGTTTCCTTTATGTGCCCAATGATTAACTTTGGTTTCACCACACTTGGCAACTAATTCTGACCCACAACTAGGACAGAAACCTTTAAGCCCTTTTGTCGCTTCGGATTTTTCGCCGCCGACTAATGCAAATTTCATTTTATGCTTCCACACACCTTTCAGGGGTGTACTCTATCAAGTCACCCAGCGAAACACCAAGAGTGTCGCAAACTTTGATATATGTTTCCAGCGGGCTAAAATTCTTCATGTGGCTAGTTTAGCGATCCTTCTGCTATAATTTTCGCTGTTGACAAAATCTCTCCTTTTACCACCACCCCAGTTTTTCCGCCACGCTGTAAATAAAGGCCGAATGATACCGGTGGAAGGTGCTTTCGTCGATGTGCAGAATCTCGCACATTTCTCCGACCGACAGGTCTTGGTGCTTGTTGGCGAGCGTAAATAAAAGCTGCTCGTCGGGGTAATAGTTGATTCGCAGCCGGTACTTCACGAAAAGGAGCTCGCGGCACTCATCGGAGGCGTTCTCGTACGCCTTGCGGATGGCATCGGTGATGCGCTCCATTTCGCGGAGCAAGACGTGATCCGCCAGCTTCGTCGCCCGCCGCTCGGTTATGCTGCTTTCGTAGCCGCCGGCCGCCAGGCCCAATTCCTCCCTCTTCCTGCCGTGAATGATTTCGGCCCGCAGTTCCTCTATGGCTTTCAGGGTTTCCCGGTAGTCGAGAACTTCCGCTTCGATATGCCGCCGCGTCTCGCGCTTCAGTTTCACCGTCCATCCCTCCCCCGGTCATTTATTCCTCGCCTTCCGCTTCGATAAGCTCAATCGTGCGCCGCTTTTCGGCCCGAATTTTCTCAAGTTCCCGCTCGCACCTGGCGATAGCCTCATCCAGATCTTTAACCGGCGCATGCTCCGTCATAAAAACCATCTGCCCCCCTACCCTATCAGCTTTTCCTGGAAGCCCCTTATTTCGTCCTTCTCCCGCGTTACCGTCACCTCTATCCGCGGCCGGTTCTTATCCACCGAAAAGGCATCGCTCAACCCCCGAATCTGCCGCCAGCCGTCACCTTGCAAAATACCGTTAGCCTGCAGAGCGTCCAGGATGAACTTTTTCGCGAAGGCGATATTGTCCATGTCCCGGCGCCGGTTCGGCTCGAACCAGTGAAAATGCACGGACACGGCGGAATATACGGGTATGAGTTTCTGGCGCTTGATCTCCCAGCCGACAATATTCTCAGCTTCCGCCTTCATCCTGGCGCCGGCGTAGGCATACGACCGGCAGGCGTCGATATACTCATTCAGTCCGGGCAGTTGGCCGTCGATCACGAACCTGGCGACCACCTCGGGCATATTCACCCCGCCTTTCTCATTTCCTGGCGCTTCACGCAGGGTCGCATCCGCGTTCCTACCAGCCCGTTCGGCGCAAGCGGCGTCAAGACGATCTCATTTCCCTTCATGGGGCACTGCCTTACGTCCCAAATACAACGGCCGCAAAGGTCGTAAGACTCCTTCGCCTCCCGGAACTCCCGCTCGTTGGTCAGAATGAGCTCGTCGCTGATCTGCGGAAACCTCTCCCGGGCGAAGGGTCCAAGCTCGGCCAGCGTGTCTGCGCGAATCTGTACGTACAGCGGGTCGGCGCTCACGTCTTCGCCGGCCAGCATCCGCCGGATGAGCGCAGCGCACTGGCGGCCGAATTCCGTGGGCTCGCTACGTTCGGCCGCGGCGAGAAAGCCGCTTATCTCCGCGGGCTTTACCGAATCCTCCCGCAGCAGCTCCTCGATGGCCTTGCGGATGTCGGCGACGTTCGGAAAATAGTGCAGGCTGTTGATGATGGCTATCGCCGCCGTCTCAAACACCTCGTCGTCGTAGCCCTTGAACATCTGCCACCAGAGATTCTGCACGGCGGCGGCCTCGGCATTATCGAACTGCGCCCGGTAATTCAGGGCCAGCTTTAAAAATACCCTGGCAATAGTCTCCTTGGTCATCATGCTCCCTCCAGGAAGGCTCGTGTCCCGGCGATGGCGCCGGCCATGCGTCCGTAATTTTGTTGTGCGGAGGCGTATTCGTCCAGCCATCCTTTGGCGTTAAGCCAGGTCGAAGGGTAGGGTATGTACTGCCCTCCGTTCTTCTGCCAGTCGGCGGATTTCTTGGCCCGCTCTATCGCCGCCAGCATGACGGTCAAAAGCTGCTCGTCCACCTTCAACTTCGCCCATGTCTTTTCCGCCTGGCCCTTGGACTTTTTCTTCGGGTACGCCGCCCAGAACCGTTCAAACAGAGAAAGGGTCGTGGCCCGCTCTCGCTGCTCACCTTTCTCGGGGGGGACTATAGGGGGGGACGTCTCCCCTTCTGTATCTGTATCTGATTCTTTATCTGTGTCTGTATCTGGGCGTTCGTTTGCGTTCGCTTGCGTTCTTTTTTGTTCGCGCCACTCTCGCGCCCTTTCGGCAGAGCCATCTTCGCGTAAAGGTTGCCGCTTCTCCCATCCCGTCAGGTGCATCCCGTCAAGCACTTTACCCTGCATGGCGTTTATGATCGCGTTTACGTCCTGCTCGTCGATTTGCAGGAAGCCGGCAACATCGTCGGGCTTAAAATCGTCCGCTATGCCTCGTTTACTGCTTTTATTGGCGCTGACCATCAAGAAGACGTAAACAGCCATCACGTCGCCGACTCTCTGTCCCGACTTCCTCGCTATGGTCAGCCATTTAAGATCAGCGGGCATATCGTTCCAAAGTCTGCACCATTGGTTTGCCATTGTCCCGCAGCCCCCGTTTATCTTTGCAAAACTATAGTTCTTTTGCGCGATTAGCCCACCTTAATACTTCCACTATTCCCGAAACTTCGACACGTCCTAGCGCCTCTGAGAGCGCCTTTTTAAGATCGGCTACTTGTCGTTCCAAGTCGGCTTTTTCTCTGTTCGCCGCACAGAGTTGATACCAAAGCTTCTTTGTGCTGTTGCCCCACGGTCGGGCCTTGATCCTCGACTTCTCGCCGCTTTGACACTTGCCGCTGTGGTAATCGCATTGTCCCATGCAGAGGGGATCGAATCTTTCCCCACAGTCGGGGCAGATCATCGTCATGGTGTCACCCCGTTTCAGATTACGGATTCTTCCACCAGTGCCAGGGGTCGTCCGATTTCCTAAACACCGCCCCCACACCGCACCCCGAAAAATCTGTGCCAGTTGCCGGATTGGCTACCGGCGCCCGGCATGTCAAAGGGGAGCAGAACATCCACTCCCCTGTGAGGTTTTAGGCCGCCTTCGGGCCTTGGGGTTTCTCGTCGAAGCCGAGATCAAGCTGCATAAACGCCTTGTGAAGATCGCGCAGTTGCGGCGTGTACAGCCCATACAGGCGAATCATTTCCGGGTTCACCTGTACCTCGTAGTCGGCGATGAACCAGCGGGTTTCGCCGCTTTCGGTGAAGGCTTTGTCGCAGCGGCTGAGTTGTTCGGCGAGGATTTGTTCGCGCTCGGTGTAGGTTGCCTTTTCCCATGCCACGCTGTTGATGTTGATGCGGAATGTCTTACCCGTCTCGAAACGTTCTTCCGCCGAGAGCAGTTTGATCTTCGCCGGCAGCACCCGGCCCTTGGAGGAAATGCCGTTTTTCATCAGCACCTTGAAGCCGGCTTCCTGCAGCCCCCGTCCGGAGAATTTCTCGTCGATCACGCGGGCCAGGAGTTTCAGAACTTCCTCCGGGGCTTCGGCCCACTTCGGGCCTTTGGGTTGTTTCGGACCCTTTTGTCTCGCCATAAAATCCCTCCTTTCTGCTTGTTCAGGTACCGAATCCTAACGCTCCATGCCGTTCCCCCCTTCAGGCGGGCTCGATTACCGGCTAATGCTCGCCGTCTGCCAGTCCAAGCAGCGCCATGACAAATAGCTGGGGCGATTCGCTTTTCAATGCGTTCATCAAATTGACCGCGGCATTGGCCAAAAAGACGGGAGAGCAACTGCAACGAAAAACCTGCTTGTCGTCAGGGCTGTCCATGAACAGAACAAATCCGCCGGTCGCGTCGAATTTCTCGATATATTTCTGGCCGTTGGCCTCGGTCGTGAGAACAATGCCTTTCGCGGCGTTTTTGATGTCCTCTTGAGACTCGCGGGCGCAGGCCAATTCGTGGGTCAGGTCTATGCATCTATTCACTTTCCTAACCTCCCTAATTCGGAATAGTGGAGTACCCGGTCGAGTTTCTTCGTTGCCCGACAGTAGGCGCAACGACCGCACCGCTCGGGCTTGGCGACGCCATCCTTCAAGTCGATGATCCGCGGCATGTTCAGTTCGATCTGCGTAAGTTCGTAGTCCATGCGATAGGCGTCGATGAAGCCGAGGACGACTTTATCCGGGGGGTCTTCCTTGCTCACCGCTACCATGTACGGTTGCAGCCAGGTATCGCTACCCGTGGCGCGTTTCTCTATCTCGGCGTAAATGGTCATCTGGCGCGGGTAGTAGTAGGCTTCGACGAACGATTCGCGCCGGCCGTACTCCGGCACCCAGATCTTTTCGGTGATGCTCCGCGTGGTCTTTAGGTCGGCAAAGAATCCCTGTTCCGGGCTGTAGACGTCGATTCTTATCTTCCAGGGCGCCCCGGCGAACTCGGCCGTCAGGATAACCTCCTTCGCTCCTTGGAGGTAGGTCATGCAGAGCTCGTCCGCCTGGAGTGTGGCGATCATCTTGTCCGCCAACTGATAATCGGCTTTGAGCTCCCCTTGGTTGGCGCCGGCCTTGTAGTAAATCTCGGGGTGCTCCGCCTTGAATTCGTCCAACGTGCCCTCATTCCAGGCATGGACGTAACTGCCGCAAAGGGTCGCCGGAGTGTCCTGATCCTGCCAGAGGCCGGCGATTTTGGCCAGCGCCATTTCTTCACAGACCATGAAGTCGCAGTATTGGCTGTTGCTCATATAGAAGCGATTTGCTTCCTGGCTGTGGTAGTTATGCCGATTAAGTTCCATTCATGAGCGCCCCCTGGCGGTAGCGGCCGGCGCCCCTGTCGGCTTCCTCGCCGCTTCCCTCTTCGACCGCTCCGCCGTCCACGTTGATTGCATCGTCGTAGGTGAAATTGAAATCGGTGGCGTCGTCGTTGGCGGGCTTGATCGTGGCCTGGTCGGCCCGCATCGCGGTCTGCATATCGACGGAGAGTATGCCGTATTTGCTCAACAGTTGCTTGATGACCGTTTTGAGCGCCATGGAATGAAAATCGGTCTGCCACTTGCCTTTAGGATTGCTGTAGCTCTTGGAATACCGTTTGCCGTGGGCGTGAATTTGGGCGACGGTCATGTACCAGTATTTTTCGAATCCGGCCAGCAGTTTGAAATACGCGACATACCCGACGATCTTGTCCGTACGCCCCTCGTACCGGAATTTCCACTTGTCCATCGGAGTAAAGCGGATTTCGCCGGTTATGGGATTCCAGAATTCCAGCTCGTCCTCGTAGACTTCGCTGGCGTTCATGGCCTCATACAGCGACGTCCGAAGACCGAGTTGCACGAAGCCTTTCCACTGCATCTGAAACTGCGCCACCGGCGGCCCGCCCCCCTCACGGTAGGGAACAATCGCCGCATAGCCGAGATTAGGATTGATCGGCAGGTCAAGGGTAGCGGCCACAACCGCGGCGGCAAGCACGCTCTTGGGGTCGGCTTCCTGCAGGTGTTTATTGTTGTTGACGACATTTATCACGCTGCTTATGAAACCCGCCGCCTTTTGGCCGAGGATTTGCTCGAAGCGCCCCCGGACGTTGGCCTGGGACATAAGGGCCGTTAAAGTTAGTGCCGGAGCTTGTCCAGACATTTCACGCGCTCCTCCTTACGATAGATTCCGCTTTTGCAACCAGGCCGCCGGCAATTCCAAGCATGCGGTCAACGAAGGCGGCCTTGCAATCGACGTCGATGTGAATCTTCTTGCCGCTCTCGAACACGGCGTACTCTTCACCCGCCAGAATCGGTTCGCCGCAGCCGCAGCAGATGCCGATTTCGCTAGGTTCGGGCCGGGGCGTCATCCGATAGTCATTCACCTATGCCACCTGCCCCTCCATCCGCTTTACCGTTTCAACCATCGCCGCGGCGTTGTAGGCGTGGACGTAGTCCAGGCAGGCTTTGCCGATTTCCTCGATCTGCTCGATGGTCGGGTACAGAGTGACATGGTTGCCCGTATTGTCCCGGATGAGTATCCGTTCAAAGGGGTCGCACAGTTCCGACTTCAACTGCCTTATATCAATGTTCATCCCGTTATTGCCCAGATGAAGGTCTGCGCTCATCATCGCCATCGTCCTCCTCCTTCTTCAAGCCGATTGTCAATATCGCGAACGCGAGACCGGCCAGGTCGTTGTCCATCCCTCTAAGCCCCCTTTTTCAGGCACTTCATTACCCTGACGTCTTTTCGCCTGACACCCATATGGCAGGCAAATTTCTTCTTCGCCTTGCCGCAGGCCCGCATGGCGTTATCGTCGTCGATCTCGTAAACGTTTCCTTTCGCGCCTGCGCCGCGGCCGGTTTGTACTACGACGATAAAGGACATTGTTAATACCTCCCGATTATGGTATACTTGTGGTGGATATTTACATTGATGCCGCCTGTTCAGAGCAGGTGGCGCTTTCTTTTTGTATGAACGCTTGCAGCCCGGCCGCAACCGCTTTGTTCGGCGCCTGGGCTCTAAGCTGCAACCGGGCCGCCCGGATGCTGACCTCGATGTCTTCTAGCTGCCGGTCGAGCTCGTCAGTCTTGGCCTTTGCCCCGCTCGCCAGCTTCAGACACGTTTCCGCTATTTCCGGGATGAGCCTTTCCGCCTGGCCAAGGAAAGAAATAATCTGCAGGGAGGCCGTCTGCAGCGATATGTTGGGCCACCGCAGGCCAAGGTATTGCCCCTCCGGGCAGCGGGTGGCGCAAAACTGGGATACCAGAAGCCCGCCGGCGCCGCAAGCCTTGTCCACCAGGCGAACCTCGCCGCGCCAGGGGTCGTCGCTATTGGCGTAGATCATCTTGGCTCTCTTAAGGGGTATGCCGGTGTCGAATTGTAGCTGATAAGGGTTCAACCCGGCCGCCTTCATCCACGCTTTGTACACCGAATCAACCTCCTTTCGGGGGTTATAATCAGAAGCAAGCGGACTCCCGTTCTCGCCGCGGAGCCCCGCCGAACCAGTTTGAGCCTGTCTCTCACCCCCGGGGGACAGGCCGCCTTTTTACCATAGAAGCGGCAAACAACCATTTTTATACCGCAAAGGGTATTGGTAAATTCTGTAGAAATATGTTTGTGCGCCCAGGCCGGAAAGGAGAACATGGATACAAAAGAAATTGCCAAGGAAATCGTTGTCGCCATGATCGAAAAGGGAGCCTTCTACCCATCTGATAGGCCAGACATTTACGTGTCGGAAGTCCGCAAGGCATTCTCAGCGGTGTACAAGACCGTCGAAGACTGCGTTTTTAATCACAAGTAACTAGTTGGGTATAGCACCAATGGCCTGGGCGAACTCTTTGATTGCTCTAAGCATATCCGGCGTGTAATCCCCCGCTTGGGCTCTCTTGATAATCATCAAGGCCAATGCGGTGTATTCTTCGCGGATTTCCTGCTCTGGTGTTTTATTTTTCTTCTCCACCAGTTCATATGTGCGTCCGTCAATCTCGATAGTCGTTTTCAAAACCTCATTCCTCCTTGAATTGCGCGGCCAAAGTGCCCCGCGATGTAACCGATAACCAAGCCGATAAACAAGAGCCATGCCGCCTGGCTGAATGTCGGGCGCCTGATTACCTCTCGCAGAATAATCACCGACATGCCACTCCTTTCACTGCCTGTCCACCTTCTTTCCGCGTAAATCAGCCCGCCTTACGCTGCTCGTCCTCAGTCTCGGCGTTTATTAAAAGCCTTTCCTGCACCGGCAGCGAGTTCCATATCTCCCATCCGACACGATGGACGTCGGCCATGATCCGGTCGATTTCTTCCTGCGTCTTGGGCGGAGGCGGAACGATGATAACCTTACCCACGAACATCACCTCAGTAATGCTTATGAGGAGGCCGGTTGTCCCTATGCTGCCGGATTGGGCGGGTCTTCGTCCTTCAACAACTCGGCCAGGGGGACGCCAAGAGCGGCAGCTATCTTCGTCAGCGTATTCATGGAGCCGCACGATACCCCGCGCTCGATTTTATTAATCATGGTGTCGTCTACGCCGACCTCGGTGGCAAGTTGCTGTTGCGTCATCTTGGCCCGCTTCCGCAAGTTTCTTACCTTTACGCCTATCTGAATCAAATCCATTACCTCCTTTTGGATATAATTCTACTGAATTATTTTCAGTTAGTCAAGTAATTTATACTGGATTTTATTCAGTATATTGCCTTTTCCATAAATGGGATATAATAAATCATGAATAATATTCAGGATGTGATGTGATGGATTACGCCGGTCGCTTGAAGTCCTTGATAGAGGAGGCTGGAACAACCCCAAACGCCCTTGCTAAAAAAATTGGTGTTGACCCGTCAACAATCTATAAGATTTTAAGCAACGACTCGAAGCCATCACTCCCGTTACTCGAAAAGATATGCAACGAGCTCGACATAACGATGGCCGAATTTTTTGCCCCTGATCTAACTGACTTGGTACTCAAAAAGATGGAATCCATGCACATGTCGGACGAAGAGCGCGCGGCCTACGAAGTTATAAAAAAAATGCCGCCCGATAAGCGGCAGCAAAGTTTCCTGAAAACCTTTGAAAAATATAAAAATCTCTCGGCCAAAGACCGAGAGGCGCTGGATATTATTATTGATTCCCTTGCTTCATCTCATCGATGATGTCTTGAAGCCATAGTCGCGCAAGTCTTTCCAGGATTCCGTCTCTTTCCCCGGCACCCACAGCAAAAACCTCCAGACATTTTATCGAACATATATTCGATTTTTGTGTAGAAAATTCCTGCCGCACACCATTTAATTTTAGTTTAGCAATTTTCGTTTAGCATTTTTGTCAAAACATGTACCAATTCTGTGTTCTATAATATTACTTGTGAACTATAATAAGTTTAAGTACGAGGAGGTTTTGATATGAAACTTAGCGACCGAATCAAAAAAGCTGAAAACCAAATAGCGAGGGGCGAGGCTGTTACATGGAAGGCGCACATGTATACCGAATCATCATCGCGAAAGACTGCGACAAAAGTATTCGTAAGGCCCCGAAGTTTGTCCGCCAAGCCGTTGACGAGGCGCTCGGAAGACTCTCGGTAGACCCTTTCCACCTTCCGCAAGTAAAAGCACTTACAGGTGAATGGGAAGGATATTGGCGTTATCGCTTGGGTAGTTATAGACTAATTTACCGTGTAGACAATGAAACCATAATAATATACGCTGTTGCATTTGGTCCCCGAGGGGATATATATAAATAGCACTAAACACGGCGTTAAGGCAAGCCGTGTTTTATTATACGGGGGTAATTTATGCAGTACAAAGACCTAGAACCGGCCTGCATCTACCTTCGCAAAAGCCGCGAGGACCGCGAAGCGGAAGCCCGCGGAGAAAAAGAAACGCTCGAAAAGCACCGCCGGGCACTCTTCAAACTTGCCAGAGAAAAGAACGTCAACATCACCGCCGTATATCCCGAGGTGGAAAGCGGCGAAAGCATCATCCACCGCCCGGAAATGGTGAAACTCCTCCGGGACATCAGCGACGGCCGCTGGCGTTCCGTCTTCTGCATGGACATCGACCGCCTCGGCCGCGGCGATCTGGAAGACCAGGGTATCATCCAAAAAACCTTTAAGCAAGCTAGTACGCTGATCGTCACTCCCCGCAAGGTGTACGACCTCAACGACGAATTCGACGAAGA